CCATCCGTAAATGCTTGAAAAAGCAACGTCCAGTGTTCATGTGGGGTCCCCCCGGAATTGGCAAATCCGACATTGTTAAACAACTCGGTACTGAACAAAATCGAAATGTTATTGACGTTCGATTGAGTCTTTGGGAACCTACAGACATTAAAGGTATTCCTTTTTACAATAGTCAACTCGGTACTATGTCGTGGGCTCCTCCGTTAGAATTTCCTAGTGACCCAGAAGATACTTCTATTTTGTTCTTAGACGAACTTAACTCTGCGGCTCCTGCTACACAGGCAGCAGCATATCAACTTATTCTTAATCGTCGGGTTGGTACTTATCAACTACCAAAGGGCGTTAGTATTATTGCTGCTGGTAACCGCGAAACTGACAAAGGTGTTACTTATCGTATGCCTGCTCCGCTGGCAAATCGTTTCTTACATCTAGAACTTCGTTGCGATTTTGAAGACTTCCATTCTTGGGCAGTACAAAATCGCATCCACGAACAAGTACTAGGTTATGTTGGTTTTGCTAAACAGGATTTGTACGATTTTGACCCAAAGAGCTCTAGTAAAGCATTTGCTACTCCCCGTTCTTGGGTATTTGTCAGCGAATTATTGGAAGAAGATGATGTTCCGGATAACACACTTACTGATCTAATCTCAGGTGCTATTGGTGAAGGTCTTGCAATTAAGTTTATGGCACACCGTAAGGTTGCCAAGCAGATGCCTAACCCAACTGATGTGCTAGCAGGCAAGATCACTAAATCTGCTATTAAAGAAATATCTGCAATGTACTCGCTAACTATTAGCTTGTGCTACGAACTTCAAGAAGCTGATCGCAAAAAAGTTAAAAACTGGGATTCAATGGCAGACAATTTCTTCGGCTTTATGATGGATAATTTCCCAACTGAGCTAGTTGTTATGGGTGCCAAAGTTGCATTAACTGGATATCAATTACCGTTTGATGCCAGCAAATTAAAAAACTTTGATAAATTCCATGATAAGTATGGAAAATACATTATCCAAGCAATGGAAGGTTAAAAAACCCCGTGAGGGGTTTTTACTTGCTATTATGATAAATTTAATGTATAATATATATTCGAACACTAAAAGGATTTACTATGTCTAAAGTAATGAAAGCAGAACGCCAAAAAAAGCAAGATTGGCTCAATAAAAAATTTACGCCTAATGAAAAAGCTAAAATTCTGGATAAATTGATTACTGCTAGAGTTGGCTTATTGCTTCGTCATCCTTTCTTTGGAAATTTAGCAACTCGTCTTAAAATGGTAGAAGCTGACACTTGGTGCAGTACGCTGGCCACAGATGGCAGGAACTTTTATTTCAATTATGGTTTTGTAAACAAACTTACTCCCAAGGAAGCAGAGTTTGGATTTGCACACGAAGTATTACATAACGTATTTGATCACATGGGTCGACGCGATGGGCGAGATCCTGTATTATCAAATATTGCCGCAGACTATGCCGCAAATCAAATTCTTAAAGACGAACGCATTGGTACAGTACCTAGTTTTATTAAAATTTTCCAAGACGACACATATCGTGGAATGAGCTACGAACAAATTTATAATGACTTGTACGAAAAAGCAGAAAAGATCGATATTAATACTTTAGGTGAATTGCTAGACGAGCATTTAGACGACAGTGACGGTGAAAACGGCCCTGGCGGCGACCAAGACGGTGAAGAAATTGACGGTAGTGGTAAAGTACGTCCAAAATTAACTGCTGAAGAAAAGAAACAGATCCGAGACGAGATTAAAGAAGCAACAATTGCTGCCGCACAGAATGCAGGCGCGGGCAAAGTGCCTGCAGGTATTCAACGTATGATTACAAATCTCACTGAACCTAAAATGGATTGGCGTCAGTTGTTACGTATGAACATTCAGAGTATTCTTAAAAGTAATTTTAGTTTCAGCAGACCTAATCGAAAATCACAACATTCGGGTGCAATTTTGCCCGGAATGATGAACGAAGAGACTATTGATGTTAGTATTGCTGTTGACATGAGCGGTAGTATCAGTGACAAAATGGCTAAAGACTTTCTAAGTGAAGTTAAAGGTATTATGGATGAATATGCTGATTTTAAATTAGACATTTGGTGTTTTGATACTGAAATATATAACTATGCTCAATTTACTGGAGACAATGCAGATGATATTAATGCATACGAATGTAAAGGTGGCGGTGGTACTGATTTTGATGCTAACTGGCAATTTATGAAAAATGAAGGCATTGAGCCAAAGCGATTTATTATGTTTACAGACGGGTATCCTTGCGGTAGTTGGGGTGATGAAGATTATTGTGAAACATTGTTTGTTATTCACGGAAACGAATCCATAATTTCTCCATTCGGTCAAACTGCTTATTATAAATAAAGTAGTATATAATGTCGCTAAATAGAGGAACAGTAAATGCATTAAGTGTTTTAGGATTTAGAAAATTATCTTTTATTCCGGAGCATTTTTCTAAAATTGCTATTCATAGTAGGATAGATATTACAGATGTAGAACATTGGATTGAATATAACTTAAACAGTAGGTATTCAATTCAACAAAACTATGTTTTAAATAATTCTAGGAAAGTTCAGCAAGTAACAGAAATTGGTTTAGAAGATCCTAAAGAATTAACATTGCTGTCATTGGGCTGTCATTACTTACATATAAAATAAAGGAAATATAAAATGGAAAATCAAGAAACTGCGCCAACAACTGAAACCCAACCTGCTCAACCAGAGTTAACAGTAACTGACTTAACAAATATTCGTTCACTCATTGATGTTGCTGTTCGTCGTGGAGCATTCGGTGCTTCTGAATTATCAGCAGTAGGTGCAACATTTGACAAATTGAATGCGTTTGTAAATGCTGTCACTCCTCCTGCTGAACAAACACCTAAAGAATAATAAGAAATAATATGTCTAAAAATACCAAACATGTAGGAAAGATGAAAAATAATGCCGCAAGAATTGCGATAATATATAGAACACTTCCTGGTGATGCATCGAGCGCATTAGTGGTAGGGACTAATGGATTGCCAGATGCATATCATGATTCATTAATGTCGTTACTCGAAAGTGATGCTGGGCAACAGGCTAATGAATTAGCAGATCTGTTATCTGTACGAAGATTCCCGGATGGGGGGCCAATGCTAAGTTGGTTACATACTAACGGGCATTTGAAAAAAGTTCCAACTAATATGGTATTGATGACACAAAATGCAAAATCTCAAATTCAATTAGACGAACTCAATACAATGATCGCTGAAACAAGAGGTGTTACTCTCGAGGAGCTAGCAATCACTGATGGTAATACTTTACCTAAAAAGAAAACAACAAACACAACCACTAAAGAAATTGTGTTACCTAAAGATCCAGAAACAAATACTCTTCCAACAAATGCCTCAGATATGAGATCATTAGCTGACAAGTTATTTAAAGAAGCCCAAAATTTACGTAAACAGGCTGATGTTTTAGATCCTCCAAAGAAAAAAACTAAACCAGTAGAAGCTTAATGAGCAATCATCCTGAGTATGCATATCTCGATGCTCTTTTAGATATATTAGAAACTGGGGAGCATCGACCAGACAGAACAGGTGTTGGTACTATTAGTAAATTTGGTATGCAAATGCGATTTGATTTAACCGAAGGATTTCCTGCAATCACTACTAAAAAATTAGCATGGAAATCTGTTGTTAGTGAACTATTATGGTTTATTGAAGGCAGTGGAGATGAAAATCGTCTAAAAGAAATATTACACGGCGATAGGTATTCTGATAAAAAAACCATATGGACTGATAATGCCAACGCTCCATATTGGGTTAACAAAAAACTACAACGTCATGCCGGCGATCTAGGTCGCATCTACGGTGTTCAATGGCGGCGGTGGCGTAAGCCATTAATTCGTATCAACACTGTTGGACTTCAAAATTATGACCAATTGCTTGAATTAATCTCAGGTATTAAAGATGATCCATACAGCAGACGACATATATTAACTGCATGGAATCCAGGAGAGATTGAATTAATGGCATTGCCTCCATGTCATGTTATGAGTCAATTTTATGTTAACAATGGCAAACTAAGTTGTCAAATGTATCAACGTAGTGCTGATTTTGGATTAGGTATCCCATTTAATATCGCAAGTTACGCATTGTTTACCCATATGCTTGCACAAGTATGTAACTTAGAAGTAGGAGACTTAATTATTACAATTGGTGATGCTCACATTTATAATAATCACTTAGAACAAGTAAAAGAACAGTTAGCTCGCAAACCATTCCCATTGCCTACATTGAAGTTGAATCCAGATATTAGTATTATTACAAATTTTGAAATGGAAGATATAGAGCTGATCGACTACAAAAGTCATCCTAATATCTCAATGCCAATGGCTGTATAATAACTTAAACGACTAATACTTCAATAACTCCAAAGCCCTCGGATTGAGTTCCTAGGGCTTTTCCTATGATAGCTCCACCAAATACATTGGAGGCAGCAATTCCATATCCAGGTATGCTACTAGTAACGATTAGATCACCCTGTTTAATATGGCCCTGAACTTTGCACGGAACACGGCCTTTTAAGGCAATATAGGGGTGAGTTTCGTCGTTTCCGGCTTCAGAATTCATCATATATGCTGGATTTTTACTCACTATGCCCGCTACCCTTGTATCAGCAAATGTTGCGGTAACAGTAACTTCTTTCTCTCCGCCAATTATCAAAACAGTTCCTACATCGTAGACTGCATCTGCTTCATAACGTTCAGCCAAGTCTGCATAAAGTGCAGATGACGCAATAGTTGTTAAGATTTTAGTACTAGGATTATAAGTAATACCTGAATCGATGTAAGCTAGATTAGTAGAAGAACTTATAAAAGGTACGTTAAACGATACGTTAGTAATTGTGTTAACACCTATAATTCCTTTAGTATAAGTAGAAGTTGTTGAAAGTAATGAATTTAATGATTCTGCTGCGGTTCCCCAAAAATAACTACTAGTCGTTAATCCGGTTACTGCGGCTCTACTAGATCCAGTTATAGCATCTGCACCAAATAAAGAAATACCTTTTACAATTTTTGTAAATCCAGGATTGCCGGCAGAAGGGGCTGTATAAGTAGGATAGTTTGGTGATTCTAAATAATCAGTATACATGTTATACGATTCACCAGATACTATAGCAACTACCGTATTATCTACTCCCACAATAGCTTTGATATTATATATCGGAATATCAGGAGATCGAATATCATATTCAAAATCTCCTCGCCAAGTTGCTTTTAAATCAGCACCAGATAGTGGACCTATTAATCCGTATTCAGTACCTGTCCAGATTTTTAATTGAGCATTAATAATATCATACCATAAATCGCCAATAGCTGGCGTAACATTTTTTGAAAGGTCCAATGAATCTATTATTATTGTAGGTACAGATCTCCAATGTAATGAATCATAAACATTTAAAGATTTATATTCAGAATTATACCAAATTTGACCGTCAATTGGTTTAACTGGCGCAGTAGTATTTGAAAAATTTTCTAATAATTTTAAGAAATTTTCATTTTGTATTTCACCATACCCGGCATAATTTCTACCTAAAAATTGTAAATCTGTAGTTTGATCAATTGAAGCATCTTGTACCGTAGCAACAACTATTCCATTTGTTTTATTAAGAATATATGGCATCTTTTGTTCCTTTATGGTCTTACCGCAGTAATACTTAATTGTCTTGAATTGTTAGAACCGGCAAATACAAAATTAACTGTGTAAGTTGCTGTTGTAATAGAAGGTTGAATTGTATTAGTAATCATAGTACTAGTAGTATATTCACCGGCAATATTTAATGTAGCTGTACCAGCAAAGGTATTAAATGGTGAAACTCCTGCATATGTAAATGTAGAGGAAGGTATGCCACCGGTGACTTTAACAAAGAAGTTAGTACCCACAGTTACTGGATTTAAATATGATGTACTGGTTGAGCTTGTACTATCAGTTCTTATCACTTCATTCCATACGGTTGATTGTATATTAGTATAAGTTACTGTACTGGTCCACAACCATTTTACCTGAGTCGTAGACCCAAGTTTTAATAGAGTTTCTGTACCTGTCCATCGATAAGGTATTATTTCATTTGGTTCCCACCAAGGGTATTGTTGCTGACTATATTTTTGATACAACGTAAAAAGTCTTACAGATGTTTCAGTATTATAACTACATATTACTTTTGCCTGAGAGCCCGGTCGATATGTCTGTATATCAAACATTTTTGCAAGATCTTTTGAAATAGCAAAATTTGCAGCATTGTATGCTATAAGATTTAAATTAGTCGACGTCCAGTCACCAGAAGTAGTAGTTGCAGTAGACGAGCCAAATGGAGTGATATTATAATTAGCTGTGAGGTCAATATTTGCATGACTCTTTACATCCCATCCATCAATGAGCAAGGTGCCTAATACTTCTAAATCATTAAGTATTGTTATTCCATTAACAACACGACTCGCTACTCCACTATATTGTCTGCTAGAATTAGGTAAAAGCAAAGCTGCATTAGCAGAAGACATCAAAAATGATGCAGTAGTAACTATACCAATAGTTGATCCATGTGCAAAAATAGAACCAACTCGTTGTGACACCCCAGTGTTATTATCTATAATATTAGAAGATGTTGGAACTATTCCAAAAGTACCCAATAATCCAGATGTTGCAGGACCCACTAAATTAAAACTGTCACCATCCCATATTTTTAATTGGGTATTAATTGTATCATACCAAAAATCACCAATGGCAATTGTGGAAGTAGTAGGTGCCACTCCACTAACATGTGATCCGTATGTTGGCTGAAACGATACCCCATCATATACTGTTAATCTATGGTTAGTTTTATTATACCATAATTGCCCAACCAATGGACTAATCGGACTGATTGACGAGGTAGATGCAGAATTAGTTAATAATTTAATAAAATTACTATTAATATATTCTCCATAATTATTAACATTTTTGCCCACTAATGTTAGGCTGGATGAGTAATTATCAATATCGCCCACTGCAATATTTGATAAAACTGTTCCATCTGTATTATATATTGTATAGGACATTTTATATTTTTATATGGTAAAAAATTGATGAAGTTACTGATGCAGTTGTTGAAGTAGTAACATTTAGCAAATACGGAACCCTAAATGTTCCACCTGAGCCAACTCCGTATCTGGTTCCTATTACATTATATAAATTACCATAGGTACCCACTTGCTGATATGCGGTGCCGTCACATAATAAGAAAGAACTCGAAACAGTCGATGTTCCAGACGGAATGATCATACCTGTGTTCATTATTGCAGAATATATATCAGATAAAAAGTTTTTCTTGGAAATACTTTGAAGATCTGTTGCATTAGTAGAAGTATCTAAAACTAATAGTGTTTGATTTGCATTAGTAGTAGAAGTAGATCCGCCAACCGGAGAATTAATAGCCGACCTATCTAATGTAGTTGTCATTGTTACAGATGTAGAACCGTTAAATCCTACTGCAAGTGTTGAGGTTGAATGTCCGGAAATTTGAAAATATCTAGTAGTTTCTAAGGTTGTTGCAGTTGTAACAGATCCAAAAATTCTAACATATGTAGTTGCACTACCTATATTTTTTACAAATATTCGTTCAAACGGCATTGCTGCTGACCCAATTGCCTGTGTTTGTGTACTGGGAATAATATTAGCACCAACAGTTAATAAATTAGATATTGTTGTTAACCCTAAAACATTTAAATTACCCGATACTGCTGCATTACCACCAATTGATGCAGATCCATCCAACGTTAATCCTATGGTACTTACTGATGAAGTTGTTATTCTTATATTATTTTTAAAAGTAGCAGTACCACCAACTGATAATACTACATTTTCAACTGTTGAAGTATTAATACCTATGTTACCGTATCCATTCGATCCATTGAAAACTATATAAGAGTTATTATTAATTCCTATTTTTAACGAAGATGATGAATTATTAAAATTGATAACAGCACCTGAATTAACTGTTGTATATAATTCTAATTCCTTGGCGGCAACTCCGGAGGTGCTGGGTCTTCTAACAAATAAACCTTGAGTAGATTCAACAATGAGTGATCCTCCCATTAGTTGTCTTTGAGAAGACGGCCACGTGTTTTTTAAAACTTCGCTACCTTTAACTAGTACTCCATTTGAAATTTCCAAAGACGATGCTCTGTCTGCTAACCCATTAAATTTTGCAGAAATTTTATAATTAAGATTTATACCAATACTTAAACTAGAAAATCCATCAATAACTGTTCTAGGAGTAAACACATTATAAGATATTATCGATATAACTTTGCCATTAACCCAATTTAATAATACCGGAAACAACTCTCCAAAATTACTTTGTAATGTAACACTTTCGACACCTGTTTTAGCAATACCTGTAGACACAGACGGACCTACTAATTTCCATGTGTTACTATACCTAATAAAAACTTGAGTATTACCGGTATCGACCCAGACATCACCTTCTACAAGATTTACACCATATTCAATACTAGGATCATTTGCTTGTTGATATATTCCATTGGCGCTTGGCCAGCGGGCACTTGAAATTTTACCATTACTAATTCTTAATACACCCCGTGCAGGATTACTAGTATCATACCATAGTTGACCTGCTATGGGACTTTCAGGAGCATTGGGACCAGCAAAATTTTCTAATAATTTTAGAAAATTCTGGGCCAGTATCTGTCCATATCCGGGATACCCTTGCCCAACTAAATTTAAACTAGTGCTATAATTATCAACTATAGGACCTTCAATAACTATGACATTAGTTTTGCCAGGATCAGAAAATTTAAGTGTATATGCCATAATTAAATTCCATTATTACTTAAACTTTGAATTCGTATAGTGTAATCAATTTGAATTAACCTATTCAAAGATTTTTGTACAGGGTGAAAAATAACGTGAGTTAATAATAATCCTGAATTTGGTCCGGAAGAACTATAAGATTTTAAGCCTAGTTCATCAAATACATATGCATCATCAGATAAAGTTGCATTATCAAACGCACGTTGATCACTCGGTTCTCCAAAATCCAGTAAACAACTTACTAAGACATCGGTATATGCAGTACCTGAAAGATGTCGAGTTTCCATAAAATTTCTTGCAGGATCTAATGAATACGACTGTCTAGCATCTACAGTTTTATAATAAGTTTGATTATATAATGCTGCAACATTACCTGTACTATTAGGTGTTAGATATGTAATAATTCCGGTTGGATCGACTCGAGTTCCCCCGTTTCCAAATACCATTTCTCCAATACTACCTTCGTTTTGATTCGATATACTTTGTGCCAATGCAATAGAAAAATTTTCGTAATGGATAGCATTACGTTTATCAACATATACTTCTTTACTAACAGGATCAAATATTTTAATATGACCCTGAACACCAACTCCACCTACTTCGTTAGGTTTAGATTGCGGAGGTAGTGTAGTATCGGTCGACGAATTGCTCATGTTATTATCTTTCATAATGATATTTATCCATATAATTTATTCAGCAGTTAACTTCCATATCGGAAAATGTTTGTTCTTGGCCATTTTTGTCCAGTGTTAGGGGAAACACCCAAATTAACTTTTGGCCCAATAAATCCATTATCGGGTCTTTGTTTATAAAAATACAAATATCTATTTGGTGATCCTTGTAAATCAGTTGGATCAGATAGTCCTAGGTTATAACTAAAAATTTGTCCAGTTTTTGCAGTCGATGTAATGTATTTTAATGCATCGGATTGTGATGCCCGTGGATTTGTTTCTAGAAAACATGCCAAAACTCCCGTAACTTGTGGACTTGCCATAGAAGTTCCTGATTTTTTTTGTATATAAAAATTAGTATTTCTACTATCAGGCACAGGGAATACATTAGTTGTAGTATTTACACTGCTCATTATCTGTTCTCCTGGAGCATATATATCTACTCTTGGACCACAATTACTATACGATAATTTTGAGTCAACTGCCCCGGCACTAATTGCTCCTACACAAATAACACCGGGAAAAGCAGAAATTGAACCTCTATTATAATAAACCGTACTACCAAATGCAACATAATAATTATTATATTCATTAGATGCTATGGTACTATATAATGATATTTTATGAGAACTATTGCCGGCCCCAGACACCACAATAACCCCCATTTGCATTAAATCATACAAATCCGCTTCAAGAGCTGCACTTCTTCGTAAGGTATTAATAAATCCTCCAGCATTATAAATTCCCCAATTAGTTAATTGATTAGAAGTAAATGGTCCGGTATATACAGTACCATTGTAGCTAACTGATGTACAACTAGTTAAATTAAACGAATATGGTGTTGGCCCGTAACTGTGATTAGTTATTGTGGGATTTTTAATACCTGTAACAGGATTAATTAGTTTATTTGTATGCCAAACTTTAACATAATCTAAAAGATAATTACTGTTAACCGTATACGGGTTTATATTATAAATGTTAGAATCGTGTGCCCATCCTTGAGTATTCCCGGCTGTGGTCCCCGCAACATGGGCGCCGTGATCATTATTGGTATTAATATAAGGAGTATACTCGTAGGTAGCAATTTCCCCACCTGTTACTTGAGGATTTAAACTAAACCAATTATATTGAGTAACTCTACTGCCACCTGTTCCGTCTACATTGACTGCATATTCTGGATGAGCAGGATTCATATGTCCATCTACAATGATTACATCAACATTTTTTCCACTTGCTGTTACATTAATTAAAGTATTATAAAAATATTTTGTCGCACCATCTTTGCCCCAACCTGATCGTTGCACTCCTTCAACGCATCTTAGAAGTCCCCAATTTTTTGGAGAAACATTTGTATAATATACATCTGATTTATCCCATATTACAGGTGGAGCGCCTTCAGTCCATGTAGGAGTTAATGTTTCTTCACCTATATCTGTATGAGTATTTTCCAACGGAATTATTTTTGTTCCCTGTTCTTCCATGCTTAACTCCACAGCTAATACTCTAGGATCTTGAGATAGTTGATATGCTTCTTGTTCAGTTAACATGTAATTTGTATTTCTACTTACAGGACGACGATGAGTTATATCCACTTCTCTATCGGGTATGAAAAGATTTCCGCCAGGTGTTTCCATATCCTTATAGAATCCGTCTAAGTCTTCAAAATTATGTAGAGTTATAACATATTCTTTCATATTAGGCTTCCAATTGCAATAATGTTAGTGTTACATTGACAACTGCTGAGGAAGAATCTTTATTAGTAACTGACATATATAATGTAGTTGTTACCGGTGACTCACTATTGAATCCAAATACACCCGGAGTAATTAATTGAGTCAACGAGCCTGAAGTTGTGATAACTTCAGCAATAACACCAGTGCCCGGTAGTGCATCTGTTGCGTCAGTTCTAGTTAAATCATTAGTTCTAGCCGCTGTGCTGGAATAAATTCTAACCCAGGCAGGACGATCAGTAACAATGTTGGATAATAGATATGATTTATAAGCTACAATTTGACAATATCCTGTAGTTCCGGAGGTTAAATTTCCCGTAGTTCCGACTAGATTTGATCTTGATGTTAACCCTAATCCCGTGCCAATTGACGCAGGTTGCCATTCGACTGCGGTTGAATTCCACAATAATGCTTGTCCATTAGTAGGAGTATATGTTCCTGTAGTATTAACGTCAATAAATTCGCTGATACTAGTTGCGGTATAAGCAAGGGGGGCTCCTACCAGTAATGAATAGGCGCCACTTGTGGATATTGCTGCACTGTTAACCCAAGTGGTATTATAATTATTACCATCTATTTTAGCTAATACTTGACCGGTAGAACCACCAACGGGTACTCCTAACCCATTAGTACCAGGAGTGCCAGGGGTGCCTGCGGCGCCTTTAAATGCAGCCGATGATGACAGTTCCCTAATTATTTGAGTTCTAAGAGAACTCCAGGCAACTCGCCTAGTGAGGTTGTTATCCACTATAACAAATGTTGTAGCATTTGTTATAGTAGATAGCGTATTTAATAAAGTAATATTTGGCATGTTAGTATCCTTCCAAGTTTTCGCCGTTTTCGTCAGTCAATGCAATACCATTGGCATAAAGTATTTTATCCCCTCCATAGAAATACATATCCGGCAATGTAGCAGAACGTTGACGCAAGAATTGTGCTCTATTACCCCGTGTATCAATTGAATTTGAGTCACTGAACAATGAGGTTGATGTATTTTCGTTCCATAATTTGCCTGTTCTCTGAATAACAGTTATTCGTGTACCTGTATTAATTGTTTCATTAATATTTAATATTAAAGTCTGTGTTGCAGTAATTATACTAAATTCAGGTAAAAGAGTAGTTATGCTATTTGGTTGGGCATAATACGAAACTGATTTATCATGGACGTCTAGTGAAGTTTTTCTTAATCGGCGACCGCCATAATAAACTTCTACTTGATCAATTGCTGCTGGAGGATTTACCATTGTACTGGTAGTTAACAATTGTATTCCGCTTGAGAAATTAGAAACTGAAGCAGGTAAAAATACTCCAGACACATCTCCCGATGAATTCACACTATAATTAGTAAGAGTGTTTGTTAATGTACTGATAATATATGTATTAGTGTTTGAACTATTGATATGTTGTATATTAATATTTTCTTCAGTATTAATTTTTTGATTAATACTTTGATCAATAACTGTTGTGTACTGATCTGAAAATTTAGCAGGCCCTGTTCCTAATGTGCCTCTTCTTAACCCACTTAGTACATTACCATCTTTAGCAGTGTATTCAATTCGTTCCCCGTCGAGTAATATAACACCGGGTAATCTTAAAGTAGGATTAGGCTGGAATAAATGATCTCCATCTTCAACAAAAATTTGAGTATCAGTATATTGTAACGGTTGTGATAATCTAGTAGAAAAATATGTTGACAATCTTGAAAAATATTGACGATTGAACATATCGGAAAACATTCTATAACCTAGTATAAGTTGACCAACAGACGGAGGGTTTACAACAGTAATAATAACATTAGCGTTGTTTCCTATTTCTATAGATTCAGCGAATACAATTGTTCTATAATCATCGAGCACTTTATAATCATAACCTGCAATTAACCACTGATTATTTGCTGTAATCCATACAAATGAGTCATTATATACTATGCCGCCCCTTAAAGAAACAGATCGTGCATTATTTAAAGTAAACCGTTCTGTTCTAATCATTGTATTATCATGGTCAGTAAATGAAGTTATTTTTACAGTACCTGTACTAATCGCCGATGTGAGATTTAATTGTGTACCAGTAATGATATATTCATAATCCATTAATGGCATTACAGCTATTGCATCTCCATTAGTTATAGTGGGTAAAGCAAGTGTAAACGTTTGATTTATACCATTAATTGAAAAGTCATATCCAGGACGAAGCTCTTCTCCATTTACAAATACTTTAACATTATCTAAATTATACACAGAAGGTCTGCTATTAACGGGGTCAATTGCAAAAGTCGTTATGTTGTTAGAGATTTTGTAATAAGTTACCCATGGAGGTAATAACCTAGTTCTAGTTGATGTTGTTAAAATCTCAACTATTACTTTATCACTTACAGGTTGGACACTTCTAATTGTAGAATCAAGTGCAAACGTTGACGTTGACGTTGCAACTGTAAATAATTGTTCATGCACTCGATTAAATTTAGGAAGTAATCTATTAAAAAACCATGCTTCAACATCATATATATTCCCAGGTGTTAATCCCTGTAGTTGAACTGATGCTCGGTTGTTCGTTGATGATACCGGTTTTAATATATATCCAAAAGAATATCCTTGCCCAATAGCAGTAGACGGACCCACTTCAATGCCATTGAATAGAACATATACACTTCGTACATCATCAATATACAAAGAACTTTCAACTACAATGACCCAATTACCAGGATTAGCATTATCATAATCCGGAGTAGTTGATTTGAAATTACTATCGGTTGTTGCATCCGACCCGACTGTAATATATGTATATCCCACACGTATATTATTTGGTTGAGCCGGTATTACTATTTCATCTCCTATAATAGAGTATTGTGTGTTCTTAGTAAAATTTTCAGAAGCTACCCTGTCAAATTTTATTCCATTACCGTATACTAAAAATCCAGCAGGAGTTTGATATAAAAAGTTTAATTTAGCTCTGGTATTAGATAAAGTTTTTCCTAAAACTCCTATTACACCAGTCATTACAAATGGGTAGGAAGGAGTTGATACGGTATAAACATTAATACCCAATGCATCTCGAACCTGCCCCGGAACACATTCTTCTGGTGCATAACTATCTATAGCATTTAAAAAATTATTGCCATCAATAACAATATCTTCTGGTCTGTATCCTATTATTTTAGAATTGCTAAAGTCAGGAATTGAATCTGAGTTTATTAGGCTATCTAAATAACCATTTGTTCCCGGATTAGTTTTCCAAAATTCTAATTGTGTGGAACCATATATTGATACTTGTAAATTGCCAGATACCATAACAACGGATGGGTTTAAAGTATATACTGTTACTACTGCCCTATTTTTACCGTCAGTGGATGGTGTTATCTTGTATACAATAGGATTATTCCAAGGAGGCAATGGCCAAGTAGAATAATCTACGCTGCCGCCGGCAATTCTGTTATCTCCGCCCGGAGCACCAGTACTTACAATTGTAGAAGCAGTAGTACTTAAAACAATTTTAGCTTCTTTTGCAGTATTATAATATACTCCAGTTTGGATAGTTATTGAAGATGTAGATGCCACTGTTACAGTATTAATATATTCTAATAATCTACCATTTAACGGGATATTTTTAATAATACTTAGTAGTCTAAATGCAGGTGGTATTTTTGAAGCCGGTGCCTCGCCAGTTGATTCATAGTAATATGGTATATTTGATACTGTTCCATTAGAATTATAATAAGGTTCGTCCCAAAATGCAGATGCTGTACTACTTACCGCATATCGTAAACGAGTAATAATTGTATTATCATTAACAATCTGTTGTATCTCATATCCGGTACTAAATGAATCATCGAGGAACGCCTCTACGTCAGGAAGAGGCTGGGCACTATAATAAGTCGGTGTTCCCCAATATATAGGTGCGGTAGAAGTGATAATGATTCCACCGCCTGTTGTTTGCCCGGTAATTCGGGCCGGCGTATATAACCCTGTATTTGTAGGAATTCTTGTTAAATCTTTATTAAATATCGCTGGATCAAAGAGTTGCAGATAACTATATCCCATTCCGGAGACCACTGACGAAAATCCAGTTACTGTATTATCTGTTTTAATTGCTGTCCATGTTGAGGTAGTCCCACCTAATGACGAGCTAAAATATGGAAGAGGAATAGTTATTGACACTACTCCTGTGGTTGTAAAGTTAGTGTTAATTCTGATTCCACTGATTCCATTTCCATATAATCCACGTACCCCCGTTAATGATATGGAATCATTTACTTCGAGACTTGTACCAATCAATCCTGAAAGAACAATGGTCAATGTAGAATTAAAGGCTGTGCCGGATGAATATACCCTAATGGGATATAAGGTAGGAGCACCACTACTAAACGATATGCCATCTTGAAAAACTGTTGATATTGTTGTATTCTTTCTAAAATATTCACCAGGGTTGCTACCTACTACTGATAGTTGCATTCCGGCTACTAGCCCTGTTGAATCCGCTAGTTGGACACCTTCGTACCCTTGGTTCAACGGAGAAAGAAATGTATCTATTATTTTATAATCACTAATTGAATCATACCATGATATAGTATCATACGGAGTATCTAGATTATCCCAATTTGAAGATTGGTTAAATGTAAGTCCTTGAACTACTGTACCAGGAAACTCTGCTCCAGAGATTAATAATGGTAATTCGTTACCTGGCATACTATCAGTAGGATCGTATAAGGCAGTTATTCTGTCAATGGCATTATATAATTTTATATTTTTAACATATGAAATTTTAAATACTTGACCAAACGACGGAAGCTGATTTAAAAATATAAATTTAGCATAATGTCTAATTTCTTGAGGAGTTAACGAACTATTAACAACACTTGTATAATATCTATAGCGATGGTCTACTGGTTTTTCTCCTTCCCAAGAATTTTTAGGAAACATTGCGGTAACATTGGTCGGGTTACTTTTAATGTCGGTTTGATAATATTCAATTGTATAATCTGTAGAAAATATTAATTTTCCATTAAGCAACGGAACAATTTGTGTTTTGTCTGCAGAAGGCAACCATGATAATGTGAATTTATTGGTTACACCGTCACAAATAAATTCATCAGATGCATTTAAATCTGTTAAATCACCAACTAATGAAACTCTATCAAATTTCATACCAATAGTATTTTCTCTAACTGTATCATTAAGCATTATTACTGATACTCTAGCAACATCGGTAACTGCTCCTCCACCCGTAATAGTTACGCTAGGTGCAGTTATATATCCACTACCTGGATTGGTAACTATTACTTCATATAGACTACCATTTCTAATATATGCATCTGCGGTTGCACCGGTTCCTGTATCACCTGTTGCGGAAACAATGGATACTATAGGTCGTTGTGTATAACCTGATCCTACATACCCAACCTTTATTAATCCTACATATAATTTATAATTATTATTCCAATCTTTCCAAGGAGTTGTGGTTATTAATCCTGTAGTAGCAGTTGATACAGGGACTATATCAAAAGAATTAGTTGTTCTGTTATAAACTGAAGGGAAATCAAAATCAGTTGTGGATAAATTGGCCTGTTCTAAATTGCTATATATTGATGAGTAGCTTCTTATCTTAGTACGATACGGTTTAATTTCATTAATGTATTTTTCAAAATATAACTCATTGTTCAATTGATATACTGGATGTTGATTCAATAATCCGATATTATGTGTTACATTAATAAATGATGTTTTAAATGCCCAATCTAATAATTTTTGTTCAGTTAGGGCATACTTTACGGCAGTAAAAAAGAACAAATTCCAGTTTATTTTTAATTCATTAATAAAAATATTATCACGCAATGCCACAAGAATATAATATATTTCTAAGTCGGGAGTCTCATCATATGAAGTTTCATCAATATCAGATTTATCATATGCATATTTTCCTAAATTAAAATCCCATAATGTGTCAAGTAATTTAATTGTACCATTTTCTTTATATATAATATTATATGAAGGTGTAAAATTTCCATTGTTGGATGTCTTTTCAAGTATAATAAATGAACCGTCACCTCCATTGTTAACTTGTACATAATTACCAACTTCAATATCAGTAATAGAAGGTAGTGCAAATAAATCTGATATGGTGTAATTAACTGATTTAAATTTATTAAAAGTGTCAGATTGCCAATCAATTATTTTCCAAAATAAGGTAGTATTATATTGTTGAGTATGTACTTTAACCCAAGATCGTTTTGTATAATCAAAGGCGTGTTTTGTCCATTTATTTCCACTTGTACTATTAATTTTTACAATGGCAGTATGTGGTCTTACAATTGCACGTATAGGACCGCTAGGAAACTCATTTCCCGAATTAGTTATTGTAACTGAAACTAATTTTCCATAATTATCTATTTCAGTTACAAATTCTGCGGAGATAGCACTATCTGTAAGTACAATAATTTTTGGAGAAATAATATATCCAAACCCCGGATCTGTAATAACTACACTTTTTATTTTTCCATTATCTGCATAACAAATTATTTCAGCTTGTTTATATTTTATAGTATCTATTCCAAATAACGTATCAAGATCTTCAACTAATACATCATATTCATAAGATGCTGCTACGGGGATTTCTTCTTTCTTATTAAGATTTTCAAACGAATAAATTCCAATAATTCTATTCTTTAACAATACAGAATTTACAAAAGATACTAAAGTACGTAATGCTTCTATTCTATTTTTAAATAATGTTTGTTGAGGTCTAATACCTATTCCATATCTATTTCTATCAGTTAATGATATACTAGGAACAAGATTGCCTAAGGAGTCATGTCCTATTAGACTGTCAAATAATTTTTTCTCTAATAATGTATTAGGAACTGATTTGAAATCATTCTCATTTAATAATACCCATTCCGTATGTTTTGGTATAATTGCATTATTATCAATTGCAATATTTGCATTAATTCTATTACCAATTAATAATGATTGTACATTAGCAAATGCGATTGCATTGGTCGATAATATTTCTATGAATTTTAAACCATTAGATACTGGATCTGCAATATAACTAGCAACCTGATATCCACTTAATCTTCTATTTTTAATTCCAGGTAATGTAACCTTATTTTTAACCCAGAAATAATATACATTTTCAAAAGATCCTGTTACATTATTAAATAATTGTTTAATTGAAATTGCACTATTGTTAACATACTTCGGTTGTCCACTAATACCATTAATTAATCCTTTATTAGTATCTGCCTGAGCTGCCCATTCACTGGGTAATAAATCTGATTTAACCCATTCATATACATCGATAGTTGCTCCTGGAAATAATTTACCCCAATTATTTTTTCTAAATATTTCATCGCCTTGTTCGTACCATTGATATTTTGCTGTGCTTAGATCCCACCATAGTTGGCCAATATGATCGTCTATCCAACTAGTTGCTGAATCAACAATTATTCCTGCAAACCCGATTGAATATGTTGCTGGATCAAATGCTGCCCTATATGTTAATTCTTGATCAGCAAGTCCTGCAATTTTACCTTTTAAAGGATCAATAATATCTAAGTATTCTATAACTTCTTCTTTTAGGGTATCAATTAATGAAATTCGATGTATTCCAGAAACATCAACTGTATCTTCCTGTTTTCTTAATAATTTCCAACTTTGGCTAGCTGTATTAATTTTATTAAAAATATAAAATTTAGATTGATCAGTATTACTAACCACATCAGCTGCGGGAGCTCCAACAAAAACATTATCATTAGTAACTACTAACGAAAATCCATATTTACTGCCGGATATCGTTCCAACATCATTTAATTCATCTGCCTGAATAAATTTTTCACCAATTTTATTATATAGGTATACTGTTCCGCCATCGGGTACACTACCATAAAATTTAGTTGATGAATTATCAAATGTAGTTTCGCCTATATTAGAATTTTTATCAAATGTTTGAGTTTTACTTCTATTCTTTCCCAGTGCTCCAACACCGATAGTATTATTATCTTTACTAATAGATATAGAATAACCAAATTTTAAATCACTAGCTGGTAGTGGATTACTTATAATTTGATCTAATGTAAACGTTGCAGCCAATGCTGTTCGTTCCTCCATATGCTGAGCATAGTCTTCTGGATATAATGTATTATTTCGTACTATTAATTCATCAAAAAGACTTTTATCAGTATTACTAAATGCAATATCAGACGTTATTGTAAATGCAAGTCCTGCTGATCCGTTATAGTTGAGTGCTGTAACAGTCAATATATGTGTGCCCTGAGTAACAGATATTTCTCTACGAGTACCCGAAACTCCATATGCGTATGCAATTAATTCATTGTCCAAATACACAACTGCAAAATCATTAACGGATATTTCAAATATGAATGTACCGGTTCGATTAAACATAACAGAGGTTGAAAAATGTAGCACTGGTGCGCCGTCTGCATTCCATACCGCATGTCTCTGCATAAAATCATTCCATGAATAATCAGGATAGCCTGGACTTATTGGAGTTGTTGCTACAACAAATCCATAATCAGTATCTGTGCTTCGTCGAGCACCCCTTAGGCCGTCTGCTAATTGTCTAGAATCTAAAACATTAAACTTTGTTCCTAACCCATTTTCCATCCAATATCTAATGTCAAACTCGTTGGGATATAATTGTGCGTCAGGGTGATTTTGATATGCACTAATTACTCTTGCCCTGGAATCTACTATAGGGGTTCCTTCATTTAATCCATCGTTAATAACTGCATCTACTGCTCGTTGTGCATCATAAATTGCTGCATCTTCAGGATGCGCTGACCTATATGTAATCCAATATTGATTAAATCCTGCAAGGCCATTAGTCATCCAGTATAAAATTGTTGTTTCCCCATAATATACAGGAGCTAATAAATTTTCTGCAAGAGCCAATATAACTTGGGCACGAGATGCTACATACTCAACTATATTTCCCAAATTTTTATATATTGCAACTTTACCATATGGCTCGTTGGAGTTCTTGGCATAAGGTGCAGAAATTAACATGTATGTTGCATCATTTGAAATTGCAATATCGTACCCAAATTTGCCATTTGCTCCGAATGGGGAGTTAATAGTTTGTTCGAGCTGTAACTTATTATTATAAGTTTGTACTACTCCTCCCGTTGTAGATGCATTATATTCGGGCGCACTGATTGCAAACCCTCTAATACTGCCCACAATTTTATGACCCCAATTACTACCATTAGTTAATGTTACGGCAACAGAGGGGCGTACCGATAATACATTTGTTAAATGTGCAAATCCTGTAATTGTTGCTGTTGAAGTTGCATTAGTTGCAGTTGTTAAATTTAATTTATAAGCAAAAACATATCCCGTAGAAGAACCAGGAGCACCTACTAATAAAGTAGTCGAGGTTGTTGCAACAACTTGATTAATAGCAATTGAATAACCAAATTTGGAATTAGTTGCCGTAGTAGTCAATTGACCATACGGATTTACCAACACAATGTTAACATCAATCTTTCCATGATCTTCAGATCTACTACTAATTTTAACTAATCCCTCATTTTCCCAAGACTTTATTGCACCAGTACCTGTGCTTAAAATTACAGTACCCGTGCCTATTGAATGCGAGCTAATTGAACTTGCTAACGGTGCACCGGTGATATATAACTTTTTACCTATATCGTATTGTAGAGCGTGACCAAAGTCACTAACATGAGTTGAGGAAGCATATGTTTTATCATTTGAATTTAGGACATAATCATATTGACGTTTCCATTCATTGTTTACTCGATTGTAAACTTTAACTCTGCCATAATTATACATTGCAGGCGTATGCCAGTTGGGTGATGACACCAGCAGTACTGGACTATCGTCAGATGCCCAAATAGACGATCCAAATTCTTGATCAAGTGGGGTACCTGCTGTGTTTACAACAGTTACCTTGTAATTTTTAATTTTTTCATAAACTTGCCATTTATTATCAGTACCACTATCGATCCATATCTTATCACCTATATTAAATTTCAACAGGTCGCCAATTTCTGATAAGTGGGCAAGATTTGGATATCTAACATTTTCAAATCGATATAATCCACCATAATTTATTAATTTAGCATTTTCAATACTAGTCAGCGAGGAGGCAACTGCAAATTGATTTATAGATGGAATAGCCGTAACGATATAAACCCCATTAACTTGTTCATTAAATCTGACTACAGAAATAATGTCGCCTATAGTAAGATTATGATGTCCATCAGTAACAAATGTTATTTCGCTAGTCGGCGCACTGACAAATACTCCGGTTACTTTTGATAATTGTTTAGTATATCGATAAACTGCCCAGTCACTATTCTCTAAAAATCCTAGCCATACAGTAATCCCATCTTGTATCATGGCGTTATTTGCAATATCTAATAAACTGTTTTTACTATATGCCGTGGTTGTAACATCATCAAGGCGGACATAACCCGCAGTAGTTAATACTATATTGTTATTAATTAATGTTCCAGAAATGGACGGTATTGTATTAGCTGCAGAATAATCATCAGGAGTCAATAACAACTTTGAAGTTGTTACATAATTAATTAATGGATTAGCATCAACTGGAGTGTTATCAACAAATTTAACAACGTATGGATTTTCTAAAGCAGTTCCCTCAGGTAACGTAAATTCTATTTCATTATAAGTTTCAAAACTTCCATAGTTTCCTATTCTAAATGCCCATTCTTCTTTATATGATAATTCTCCCTTATTACTAAATTGCTCTGCTTTTGACAGTTTATTAACTGCATTTTTAGTTCCTTTATCTTTTATAAATCCTTGATAAAATTTATATTGGCTAATAGGGTTAGAAAAAATATTATTTAAATAACTTCTAGGAGTATATCCAGTAAGATGCTGTGCCAATCGTTGCTGACCAGAATCAAAATTATCAATATTTAAACTATAAAAATCTTCAAATTGATCTACCTTATAATCAAAATTAGGTAACAGTTTTGATATAGGTTTACTGGGCAACTGCGCCCATTTAGTAAAATTAAATTCTTTAGAAGAATCAATTTTTGTCAAAGACTGATAATATTTTCCATTATATCGCACAACTGCACCAGGTACGTATAGTTTATAAGATTGCCAATCAGTAATATTAACATCATCAAAAACAAACCCAGGACTGAATAAATCACCATTCCAGTTTTTAGTTCTAAATCCCGAAAGTTTAATACGTTGTTGTTTATAACCCGTAGTAATATCATATATAGTATCATTGAATACTGTATAATTATTAAAAACTAATGCATGTTCTTTTTGTACAGAATTTAATATTGCAAAAAATAATCCTTCATTAGCATCTGTAGTTTTAATGGTACAAACAGTATCTTCTCTAGACATAGTAAATCTATCGATAGGATATGGTTTTCCGTCAGCTTTTAATAAATTATATTCGTATTTTTTACCAGATATATCATCCACTACAGAATTAGGAAAATTATATTTTAAACTATTTGCAAAAGGAGATAATGTAATTAAATTGCCATCTGCAAAATTTTGAGTAGTCCAATATAAAAATTCTTTGCCTGTAAATTTCCAATTTAAAATTTCGTTGAGATCAGTATTAAAGTCATCAAAAATAAATCCTTGTTTTTCAAGAAATGCGCCATATCCTATGATTATATCATATACTTCTTGTACTGAAGAAAATACAGTACCATATGGAATTTTAACTATGACATTTTCAAATGATTTAGAATGTTGTGCAGATGCTCCCCCCGTAACTGGTAACTCTGGCAATTGCTGATATAATGATAGATCAAATGATGTTTCTGCATTGTGCCCTATCTTAACTCTATAAAATCTATTATTATATCTTACTAATTGCCCTTGTTTATAATATCGTGTAGTAGATGAACTAGCAGATGTTATATCAACTGAGCTCAGGCCCGCATTAACATTGTTTACAACATTAGACCAATCAGTAAATTCTTCAGACACGCCGCCAACTTTAACTGCACCATCTACAGAAGTTTTTATCGGTTTTAATATTTCAAAATAAGGATTTTTAATATCGTATCCTTTAATTTTAAAATTACCATTAGAACGTTGAACTATAATTCCGGATATTCTAGAAGTAGTAATGGGATTGCTAACATTTAAAATTAAAGAATAATCTTCCGACGGTAATATAACTCCAGGACTTGTTGATGTTGGATTAATTGAATCAATAATAATTTGCAATTTGTCTTTAGAAACAAATCCAGCCATCTTATGAAACAAATTAATATCAAGATAATCTATATCCTGTCTTAATTTTTTAATATAATGTTGATTATCTCGGCGACCATTTTCTGCAACATAAACTCCATAACCAGCAATCTGATTATCATTTTCGCCGTCAATTATTAAATTTTTAAGATTTAAATAATTTGTATTATATATAACTTGACCTGCTGAATTTATTGTAGTTCTACTTAAATCATATTGTGTGGCACAAAATTGCACAGGATTAAGAATAGCCAGTGCCGCACATACTGCAAATGGATAATTACTTGTTAATATGGTCCAAGAATTATCTACAGGCCCGCCGCTTCCAAATTTCCAGTTAGCAGTTTTATCAAAATATGTATTATCTAATGTTAACAGATTAATTAAATTTGGTAATAGATTTCCATTAACATCAACTGGAATAATATTTAATAGTCCTGGGCGAGCATAATTGGGAAGATACGTATTTGTTCCTCTAACATATCCATTTTGCAAATCAGTCCATAATAGTGTATTAGTTGATCTATACGGCGGAAATCCGTAATATCGAGTCCACCAAGAGGGCCGATCAAAAAATCCAAGCATCCGAAAAGGGACCAAATTTGGACGCGGCGTCTCATAAAAATAGTACATAAATCTAGTTATAGAGACAGGTTTCTTAAATATCTTATCAAGTGCTCCGTCATAATTCCAAGTTTCTTTACGTAGGGGATCAAATGTACTATTGGTTGTACTATCTAAACCATACGTCCCTGCCCATGTAGAAAAATCAGCTTCAATTATTTTATTAAAATCATCTTGATTATAATTTAAATTTCTAAATATCCCAGGTTGTGCTGCAATGGAATCATAAATTTTATTATTAAATCTAACTTTAATATTATTATAAACACGTTTCTCATATTCTAAAATGATATTATCTCTATAATCTCCATATGGTAGATAAAAAGAACCATCGTGTGCCAAAATAACGAATTGAGCAATAGTAGTGCTTACGCTTACACTTACAATTGCAGGAACGGTGGCAGGATACATTCCTAATTTAGAAGGAGTGGGGGGAATATAACATCCGGTTGTATCTAAATAGCAATCGATAGTTAATACGTCATTTACAGCCAATGGTACTATTATAGTTATTGAATTAGTAGTATCATCAAACTGGTATTCATTTCTAGTACCAATTAATTGAATACCGTTACGATATACAATAACTGATTGAAAACTTAAACGATTAATATCAAAATTAAAATTAATCGGGTAAGAAACAATTGTAATATCAGTAATTGTAATAGTTCTTACAATTTTATTTTTTCCATATCCTAACATATCAGACGTTCGATATAAAGAATTAATATCTTTTCCGTCATTTATAATAGTTAATGCTAAATCAAGTGCATCAGATGGGGACAAGTTACTATCAATTTCTTTAATTACTCTTAAAAAATTTAATTTAAATTGTTGATAATCCTTACCAGCATTTCTTATTGCGTTTACTACATTATGTTCTTTTTTTCCAAAAAAGAATTGTGCAAATACCAACGGGGTAGAGCTAATAACTAAGCGAGATCCGTATTTTGTGTAATTCGATATATCTCTTAAGTTATTAATAATACTACTACTGGTGTTATTGATCATTGTTGTCAAATGATCTGTTAATTCGCCCAATGTTAAACTATTTAAAGATTGATTTAATGGATTATGTGATAAACTAATAGGAGTTTCATAATATCCATTCTTATTAGGCATCTGGTCAGTAAAGATTTTTAATAATACAACATCATTAGCAGAAAATGTAGAAGATGTTGTTACGTTGACCTGTTTAGCTGATGAAACTACTGTAATAGGAATTTTTACATTATTAATATATGCAAAAACAACTATATTTGTATTGATAGGTAAATCTAAACAAGTTAATGTTAATGTGTTTGTAGTAGCAACAATTGTTTGAAATTCTATTATAGGAATTTTATGTTCAACTCCAGGAGCCCATATATTAACCAGTGTACCATTTAATTTTAAAAATGTATCTCCTGTTGAGACCGCGGAGGGTATATTATCTGTTGTAATTAATATAGTATCTGCTATAAAATAATTTTTAAACAGATAGCTATTACCATTAGTTTGATATTTTAATGGAAATCCTAATATAGTATCATTGTTTCCTGTTCCTATTTCATATCCAAAAATTTGATTTCCTGTAAAATTATTAGAATCATTAATTTCTGTATAACTAATCCCAGCAGCATTAAACAAATCAAATAAAGGTGGTTGATTTATTTTTGTATGTTGTTGTGCATATATCCATTTAGTTGAAATGTTATCAAAATGCCAACTGGTACCGGACAAAGTAGATCCTAATTTTACAGTTAACGAATTTGAATTTACTGGCGTACTATCTAGAATTAATTTTAATATTGGGATCGGGCCTGTTATATCAAAATTAACTTTATATATTTTTCCACGAACATCATAATTAGTGTCAGCATTAAAAATTATTCGATGCCCTTGTTGAAGCTGAATCCCATCAACATAATATCCATAAGAATTATGTACTTGTGAAAATACATCAACTGTAGTAACATCAATCAAATCAACATTTTGAACACTTGTAATTCCAAAGTTATATAATTTTAAATTTGCTCTAAATTCAATGATGGGACGTTTTGCGATAGTATCAAGTGGAATGATATTAGGTAAATTGTTTATTTCATTTGAAATTTTAATAATGTCTTTATGAAACCATCTATTATATTGTGACCAGGAATTCATGTCAACACTGGCTCTATTAATAGTAATATATTCAGGTGTCAACGGTACCGGTCTATCTGCATCAAAAGAATAATTATCAAAAGTAGAAGTGTCAAATGTTTCATTTAATACTGTGGATATTAGTCCGTATGATGATAAAGAATTAAACTCGATTAATATAATTGAAGACCCGACTCCTTCTACTATATACTCTTTATTCCTATACTTTAATTCAACGTTGGAAGAAAATAAAAGTTTCATGCCATTACTTAATGCATATCCATTACTCATTACATATGATTGTTTTCCAATTATATTATTTTCAATTGTAAAATTTTCTAAATTACTAGGAAATTGAATAGCCACAGGCCCGATAGGTAGCCAACAATAATTGTTAAAATTAACAAGTTTATCCCAATCAATTAATGGGTCAAAAGAATATGTGTTAGATTTAAATAATTTATTAAGATCGTTAGTTAATCCCCCCTGATTTTTTATTTCATTAATTAAGTCATCATATGCAATTACATCAGTTATATTATTAATTGAATCTTTTAAAACTAATGCAGGTTCGAGAGCATAGCTATTTCTTAATTCGGAAGTATCTGTTAGATAAGAATCAGTTAATGGATTATAACTTGGTGTTAATTTAGACCCCACGAACCCGTCAATTCGTTCAACTTGGGGCGTTTGAATTAATTGATCAATTGTACTGGCTAAAAATTTAGAATTTTTAGCAGTTCGCAAAAATTCTGGTAATAAATTAACTGATTTTTTATTGTCTGCCATTTTTAAGTTCCGCTCGATGTTACAATTAATGATTGTGAATTTAATTGTGATGCGGTGATAGCATCAATTATTTCAATGTCTGAAACAGTCGCACTACTAATAAAAATTTCATTAGACAAACATGTAATTTCGTATAGGCTACCAAAACTTCCAATGTTTTTAGGAGTAATGATAAAATTAGTTATATCAGGCGATAAGGAATTCATTACATACGTCGACAATTCACTAAAATAAAATGATTGCCCAAACTCCCAATTTTCAAGTACAAAAAATTCATTTATTGCGGTTAATATTCTAGTTTTTAAATCATTATCAGTAGTGGGCTTTTGTGAATTTCTTACTGCTTTAAATTTAGCTTGTAAACTATTTGACGCATTAGATCCAAACAATATCTTATATTTTACTGAATGAAAAATAATCTCATCGCTTATTGATTTTATTGGCTCTAAATATTCTAAATAATTTTGTTCTAATTCGCTACTAGTAGGGGTTAAAGGTTCAGTGGGTATATTTCCCAATAACCAACTTCTAATTGCATTATCATATCCGGTAGTTAATACATAAATGTCCATGATATTTGATTTGCTAGGATCTACTCTACGAGTGGAACTACTATTATGAACATATTGAAAACTTAAACCGCTGCGTCCTACTCGAGCAAAATATTGATTAGTATATACTAATTGTTGCAATGTGTTTGACCAATACTTAACTACGTTTAGTGTGGGATTATAAAAATAAAATAAATCTCCATCAGCAACTGCATTTGAACTGTTTATAACAGCTATTTTATAGGTAAAAAAATCTGATTCTGTATCAAAAGACAGTATTCCGTCAACTAACGTATATCGCAAGCCGTTTGTTGTTTTTTTAAAATACACAAAATTAGTTTTAGCATTACTAACCAAATCAACATGCTCGGGATTAACAATACTAGTGAAGGCATCGGGATCTTCTATTTGTCCTGTATTATTATAATTATAGAAACTTACTTTTACTTTGTTAGGCTCTACATATCCGTCTGGTTCAATTATCGGGCCATCTATTTGCCACTCATAATTTAATCCAATATTACTAGAAAAACTGTTACCTTGCAACCAAATACCTGAGATATTTCTATAAACATTATTAATCTTTGCATTAACATTGATATAGTAATCCCCATTATTAGCAGTAACAGCAGCAGAAGGAGCGCCTGACCCACTTAACCAAGCTCTATTTGATTGTGGTTGTGGGTTAGTTTCAAGAACTACAATTTTATCTTTAATAATGGAATTGGTAGAAAAATCATAATTTATAGAACTAGTATCTATATAGAAAGATGTATCGGACGAACTTTCAAATATAAAATCTAAATTTCTATAACGGACTTTATAATTTTTTCCTGTCCAAACAAATGCAATTATCCAACTACTGTCCAATCCCACATCGTCAACATTACCTTGAACAGATAAATTAAAATCATTTATAAGATTTAAATTAGAATTTAAAATTATTTCCCATTGTCTAGAACTAACATTTATAGTTAAACCAAAATTGCGTTGTCCCATGCATAAATTGACAATTTCAGTCTCAATTGAATTATTTAATATTTGAACAAATTTTGGAATTACTTCCACTGGAATTGCGCCCGAGGGGATGCGTGATGAAAGAATTACAGGACCAGTTCCGTTGTCTAGTTTGCCGGCTCCATTATTACTGCCATCACCGATAACTTGATAAACAGAGGTCCACACATAATCTTTACCGCCATTGGGTACTATCCCGGATACAGGAATTGATATTAAATTATTATTTTGATCAAAATATTTTCCGGAAGTAGGAATAAATTTAATTAATGATCCCGGTAATGCATATCGTAAACCAACATCTGAGTAATCCCCAATAGACACAGGACTTGCAATTGTTTTAAAATACCCGCTACTTTGACCGGGAGTTTTATTAATTTCCATCCAGGATAGTTGTAATGACACCAATGAAGGATTACTATAATTATTAAAATAAAACGATCGCAAGGCAGGGGCTGCTACTATGGGTGCTAACTTATTTTTAACCACTGCAAGTACTTGATTTTTGCTAGTAAATTCAAATTCAAAATATGATTCTGACGGTTCTTGATATAAAATACCATCATTAGCAAATATATTAGTTTTACTATAATTTCCGGTTATGTCTGATAAATCAAAATATTTGCTCAACCCACTACTGACTCTATTAATGCTTTTTATCTTTAATATATCAGTACCTGCACTTAACGGAGCAATATTGTAATCTTCTCCAGTAATCATTCTATTTTGCAAATAATAGTTTTGAGGTGCTTTAGTTTGAATGCTAGCGTTGCTTTCTGGTCCTGCACTATTATTAACAGTGTATTGTAAACTAAGTGTTAATTGCAAATTATGAGATTGTCCTAATGAATTAGTATATGGCAGCTGAATAACAACTCCACTCATTTGTTCAGGTTTAATTACATATGCTTTACCATTACTTTGTCTGTAAAATAATTTAAAATTACCTTTAGGTAAATCACCAAATACTCCATCTGCAAAATTCAAATCTATTTGATCATTATCTCTAGGGCTGATTGCATAAATGGTTCGTAAATCTTTATTGAGACTATTATATATAACATTATTGTTGTTGGATGTTGTAGGAACATCTGTCCATAGCGTTGAATAGTTACCTTTTGCATCCAATTGCCATAACCAAACGTCAGTATCATTAATATCAGGGGTATTAATACCTACAATTTCATTTGGAACTGGATTATCTAATGAGAATGAAACAAGACTCATAGTGCCTTGTTTAAACATGGTAAAAAATCCTGTGTCAGGACTACCTGTTCCTTGATTGTCATTTTTATAAACAAAACTAAATGCACTACCTGGTTTAGGAGGTGCTTCATATATGTAGGTATTATTGTTAAAAGTACATGGAGTTACTTCAAATCCCATAGATACTCCATCAATATTTTTATTATAAGTGAATAACGGAACATCTGTTGTTGAATTATTAAAATAATATTGTTCTGTTAATATACCATTTAGTGTTTTTCTATCAGCAGGATTTCCAAAATTAGAATTCATTGTAGAATTTATTATATTAATAAATTGCTGATACCAATTGGAATTAGTAGCATCATTCCAGCCAATTGTGGTATTGGCCAAGTTAGTTCCGTTTGAATCAATTACACTATCAGTTGTTGCTATTGCTGTAATTTTTAAAAACCCAGTCGAAGGAACATTTCTCTTTGGGCGGTAACTAATTAATTGTGCAAGTCGTAATATACTATCTCGACGTTGTGCAGTTTCTAAAAAGTTTTCACGGGCATTTAAATCAATACGAAAACTTAAATTTTGTCCTAGATATGCAATAAGATCAATTAATGCAATATATTCACTACTATCAATAAAATCATTAAAATCTTCAGGATAATTTTCCTGAAGATAAGATATCATAGTGCGTTTTAATGTTTCAAAGTCGTAACTTTTAAAATCAGCATTGCGAAATGATTGGTATAGCTTTGTCCAATCCTCGCCGGCTAATAGTTTTGTGTTGGTTGAAGGAATCATAATTTATTGTAGATACCATATTTATTGAAATAATTAACCATATATATTATTGTGCCGTTAACCCAATTTTTTGATCAAACATTAATTTTAATGTAGATGTTTGATCAGTATTACGCATACTGAGAGCAACTTCAATCAAAAAACCTCTTTCATATTCATTAACTTGTATTTGAGTAGGATATACTCTGGGATCAAAATTACAAATTTCACGAATATCGTTAGTTAATAAATTTTTAATTTCGGGAGTTAATGGTTCCATTAATATATCCCATATGATTGTACCAAATTTAGGATTCATTAATCGCTGTCCCTTTCGGGTATTAAAATGATTTAGCAAATCTTGTTTGATTAAATCAAAATCATATAATTTAGATCCTCTGTTGTCTGGATTTGTCGTGCTAAATCCTTTATAATAATGTGTTAAACTATTAGTATGTTGACTGTTATAATCAGTTACATTAATTTCTAAATTCTTATAAGGCATGATGTATTTATTATCCGCCAGAACCAGTCTTTATAGGGTTTCCACTGCCATCGACTAAAATGCCGCCGGCACCTGTACCCACTGTTTTACTTTGTAGTTGCCCAAGGAAACATTCATAAAATCCTTTTTTCTTAGCATATATATCAGGGGTACAAAATCCCACTGCATGTATTGCTTTTTCAACATAATCAGGAGCAGTTTGTGCTGCTTTACATCTATCTAACATATACTTAACGCTAACTTCAGCTGCTATAGTTGGGTCATTTAATAATTTTGGATTAGATAATAAATCTTGACTAATCATAGCACCGTATCTAGCATAATTACTTCTACCAGTTAATTGAATATATCCTCGACCTATAAAATTGCCGCCGTCACCCGGTTGTGTGTTTCCTAACCCCTTACCTTTTGATGTTGTATAACCATACAAAAATTCAGGTAATGAATTATTGGGATTTCCTGCATATTTCTGTGCAAGATCTTTATCTCCTTTAAACACGCTGGGAAATACTTGTAACAATCTATCAGCAGAATAATTAAATCCCTCTTCTACTAACTTCCAACGACATTCTCCTCCTGCAATACCCAACAATGCAGCCACTGCATTTGGACTTGTAATTCCGTATTTGGCACATGCCGCTTTAAGGGCGCCGATGCCTGCCTGGGCACCTGCTGCATTAATATCTTTAGCATATTCCGGCGAACATGTTCCTGGAATAACTTCAGCTGAATTGGCAGGTTCTTGTTTACCAACGGCGGGATTGGGGGGAATGCCAGCGGCACTTCTATCTGCTAATGTAACATCTGTAGCTTCTGATGAGTATTTTATTGGGTCAATATTTTCATGTTGGGGCCAAGGTTCGTGTGTTGGCACACGTTGCATGATAGTTTTAATTGTTCCTGTATTATAGAATTTTGCATCACTCCATCCATACGGAACTTGTTTATCTGGTAAACTGAATATAGGAAGTTTAGGCGGAACATCTGCAGAACTTGCTATGTTAGGTGCTGCTGCACTGGGTCCGTTTAAGTGAATATTTGACCCCGATACTAGTATATTACTATTTGCACCCAGATTAAGAACCCCTGCGGTACCTACATTAATATTACCTTCAGCAGCTATACTGAAGACGCCCTGTGCTGCTAAATTAACAATAGCACCTGACTCAAGTTCATAATTTGACCCAATTGTTATGTTTGCAGTATCTCCTATTGTTTCATTATGTGATCCCCTAACAGCAATTTTTTGATCTCCATCGACTACTAGGTAGTTATATCCAGTAACATTAGTTTCCATGTTTTTTCCGGCAAATACATTTATGTTACGGCCTGCTTCAAAATTGATATCTCTATCTGCTCTAAAATTAAAATCTTGTTTAGTATGGATACTAACACTATCAGTGGCAAAAATATCAATTTTTCCATTTGAAGTTAATTCAATCCAAGCAGTGCCCTTACTGTTACCTATGTAAATTAAATCATGACTGTTGTGCATTAATATTTGATGGCCGGTGCGTGTTCTTAATCGAACAAGCTCATTTTGTCCGTTAACATCACCGTCGTCCATGACAAACGTACTTCCGCCGAGCCTACTAACAGGCGCTTGTTTATTTCCTTCATACCCTAACTTACCTGTTTTTGCACCAGAGCTAGTATCTAACGGACCAGGTGTTGATATACCAAAAACATGACTAGGCAGTTCGCGCCTGGCACTAGATGAAGTCACACCGCGGATAGTGTCCAATAGTAATCCTTGTTGAACTAGTCTATCTGCAAATGGGTGTACTGGTTTGTCAAATCTTTCAGGGTTAGGATTCTCTAATTTTTTTGATCCTTTATGAAACTCTGCAACAGGCAAATAATCAGTACCATATTTTCTACGTTGTTCTTCAGTGATTGCTACTCGCTTACTGGCTGCTATTCCCGGAATCATATGATTTTGGAATATATCATTAACACATCCTATCCAATATCCTTGATTAGGATCTCCATCAATGAATATAACCATAACTGTGGTTCCTATATCAGGAGGTATTGCCCAAAATCCGTAACTTTTTTGTACATCATTAAAATCACTGCTGTTTGTTCCTTCATGTCTGATTGATGTACTTCCTGCAAATGGACTTAGATAACGAACAGGATATGTTTCACCTTGTATTTTAGTTGAGCCAGGCAATCCTTTAATTAATGCAACTTCCATTCCTCCCATATAGGTTGGATCAAGATGATTTGTAACTTCAGCTAAGAATGGGCCCGGAGATGGGAGTGGTGCTCGTTTTCTTGTTTCAATAGACATGTTATAATTTATTTTTTATTGTACTAACTAATTTATCCAATGGACTAGACCCATTAGAGGCGCTTCCGAATTTTGAACTTATTGTATTAGATATCCCTTGATCAGGAATTGATATATTTCCAGTCAGTCCTGACAGTTGAGATTTAGCACTTGCTAGTTTATCAGTAGCAGATGCTACATCAATTGCATTAAAATTTCCAGTTAACTTTAAAAAAGAATTTAATTGATATGATGGCGCAGATGCTAGTGCCGAATTAACTAAATCAAGAGGTAATAGACTACCTGATATATTTTTAACATCACTAACACCGTATAAATTTGCCAGTCCAATTGCCCCGCTTTTAGCAGTAACTTTGTTAACATATGTCATATCAGTTTCTACTGCCGGAGCGGTTGCATATGGAGGACTTGGTGGGATATTCTTCATGTTGTTAGGAGAAATATAATCCAACACTATCCCAGCTGCTGCAGATTGATTAAGATTAACACCAGCCGGTAAATTTGTTCCTATATTTCCTATTTGTCCAAGGACGTTACTTTGAAATCCCGAACCCAGTCCTGATAATTTAGAAACATCTAATCCTACTCGAGCACCAATTGCACTGGGGTCAGACAATGACCCACCAAATGCAGCAATTTTATTTCCTATACCGCTGACCAACGACCCAACGTTTCCACTTAATCCATTTACTACCCCAATGGCCGATGTTCCTAATTCTTTATTTGCCCCTATCAAATTAGTAATTGCGTTTGAATTTAATGTTGTTGGATTAATAGTCGACCCAAATTTAATATCCAATCCCGTAGGGTCTGTTATTGCTGATGGTAATTTAAGTGCTGCTCCTTCTCCTATTCCAGATCCTATATTTGATATTTTAAGAGAATTTGTAATATTATTAGAATTAATTAAACTAGCTAACTTGTTTATCGAATATGGAGATGGAGTATTTCCTAAAATAATATTTGAAGCGGCTGCTAGCGAGGCACCTGATCCAAGATTAGTTTGTGTAATATCAGCAAGTCCTGCCGAGTTTAACCGTATATTAGATAAAATATCAGTTGGTAGTGGATTTCCTATATCAAGAGCACCTGACGCTAAATCACCGGCCCGCAAAGTTACACCAGGAGTTTCCGCTAGCATTTCAGTATTTAAACCGCCAAATCCGCCGGTTGCATTGGTAAAATTACTTAATTCGTCTGGCAGGCCGGGACTAGGCAACCCTCTACTTAATTGTTCCATAACTGTTGATGAATCAATACGTTGACTAGGTGATTCTGCTCTAGTAGTATCAGGGATTACTGAATTTTGAGGATCAACACTTACTATTTTTAAATCATTAGGATCAGTCGGAGTAATATTTAAATCTAATATTTGTCCTGGTATGCGTATAATCTCTAAACGTTGTTTAAACTCTCCATTCTTGAATGTACTTGATGCTTTTTGAACAGAATATACTCCACTAAATGGAATAAGTTTTGGATCAAATTTCATCATTCCTGTATCAGGATTTATATCAATAGGATTTTGAAAATTTATAGTGATTAAAATTTGACCATATATATGATCAGCTTCACCATCTGTAGTTTTTCCTCGAGAATCGGGGGTTGATACATAATTGCCTACACCACCTGTGGCTATATAAAATGGATCGCCTGAAATTTCTATCTCACCGGTGATCATACTAGCTTTAGAATCTATTATAGCACTATGCATCTTCTTAGACATTTCAGAATATGCATCAGTTTTAGGTTGTCCTGCATTTCCTCCAGTTTGTTGAACAGGAGTGATTTCTGTTTTTGAAGGAGGTGTCGGCATCTGCTGACTTTTTACAGTTTCTTGAGATATAGAATTTTGTTTAACATTAACACCATTGTCGGGTGCTGCACCTGTTTTAGCTGACGGCACATCTTTATTACCCATGGCGGCAGGCACCGCTTCAAAAAACAAAGTATTAAAATTTAATTTAAAATTTATTATATCTATATTTTTTCCTGTATAGATATAATTGTATTGACGAAGACTTATTTTTTTTAAATTAGCAGCATCAATTTGTGATTGTCCATATGTTGGAATTTTGGTATAATGAACTTTATACGGAGTAACTACATATGTAAAAGTTTGATAAGGATTTTTAGTTTTTTCGTCATATATATCTAAATTTTCTGTTTCTATTTTAACCATAAAATAGTCTAACATACCATATTGATCTATATTCTTTTTTACATCGCGTAAAATATCTCTTGAGTATTCACTGTCACGAACAACTGATGAAATTATTTCATGTATATTTGCACCTTCAGGAAATTGAACTACTGTTTTGTTTGGAGTATATTTAACAGCCTCGGGTTCTTTAGCTTGTTGGCTAGGGCTGGGTTGAGTTGACCCCTGTGCATGATATGCAGTTGCTTTTTCAGCAGTAGCAGGATCAACCATTTTATATAAAATATTATCTTTTAAGATTTCTGCTAATTTTGAACTTGCAATTTTATTTTGAGTATCACCCGTCCACCCTTTTCCGTCTGCCCAAGAAGGAAATTTTACTTTATATATGTTATGCTTATCGGTAGTAGAAACTTTGCCATCTTCGCCTTCTATAATAGACACTTGAAAGTTCATATTCATCATAAAAGTATCTAAAATTTCCCCAACAGTATTCCCATGCATCTGTATAGGTTTTTTAACTACGTTTGGTTCGCCAAAAGATCTTTCATTAAACGGCACTGCTGAACATCTATACCTTGTACCTTTTTCACTTATGTCAACTTCAATTCCAGTAAGCCCTAATGGAAAATATCTAGTTGCTTTGGGAATCTTTACAGGATCAGGAAAATCACCTTGGTCAGGATATCCCCAAAAATCCATTTTTAACACAAAGCTAGCTTGTAGATATGATGCATATCCTGCAGATATTGCTGCAACGTGTAATGCTTCAATAAAACCGTTAATACTATATGGCTCAATTACTTCAAACTTAATCTGTGTGGGTAATGTGGTGCCACCGCCTGCGGTAAATGCCATTAAAGTATCTATGCTTATGTCTTCAATGAACATGTCAAATCGTCCTGGACTTTCAGCATTAAATCCTTCAACCATTTCATTTCCATAATTTCTTAATGGTTGTTTTTTTTCATTTTCTGATATATCCAATCTCCTAGGATCAACAAATCCCGGCGTTCCCCTGCCGCCACTTTGGGGTGCTGAGTTAATTCCGCCTGCGGTAGTGGCTGTCATTTTTGAATTGCCCTTGCCTCCAGATTTTAAAATAACTAATTCTAATTCACTTTCTCTATATTTTTTAGGATCAGACAAATATCCTTTTTTTAATCCAGCTAGGGTAAAATTATAAGTTATTGATCTATAAGAATTTAAAACATTAGGCTCGCCAAGTTGATCTACTGCAACTTTACTCGCATCACGTTCTCCTTTAGAAGAATCAGTAAAGGGGTAATTCTCTCGAATTACCTTATCCATTTGACGTTCATTCATATTAACCTAATACTTGTTTTAATGTTGATGCTTTAGGAAGATAGAGTTTAACTCCTGCTACTAAGTCAAATACCGGATCTTTAATAATAGATTTATTTCTTACTGCAAAAACCCACCATAATTTAGCATCTTTATATAAGTCGTAGGCTAATAAATCAGGGCGATGCTCGTAGGTTGCAGTTAACTGAAATAGAAGATCATCAGTTTGATTGGGTATATCTCTAAAATTAATAACATCAAGATAATTATTTGTTATTGATGTATTATAATAGGGACTGGTCTTTGCATAGGTAGTCATTAAATAAATCCTTGTCTCATAAATTCACCTGCGTTATAACCTGTAACAGAAAATCCTTGCATTTCGGCTCTACTATACATAGGCATAAGGGTAATTGCAATTGTAGACACTACAGGTACTGAAGTTTTACCAAACGTTGGATCATTTATTGTAAAATAATCCACATTATCCGGCATCTCAATTCGATAAGATGTGATAGCCACTGGTATGTTATATAACATGCCTATACCATTAGCAAATAATCTACATACTGGAGGTGGTGCACCACTGTCTGAATCTTTGCCAAAGCGCATTCGTGTTAAAGATATTAACAGATGTGAAGTTGCAAGATAAATTTTTGCTTCAGTGGCAGTTTCTACAGAAAATTTGCCAGAGATTGATATAGGAGAAATATTACTACGTTGATAAAAATTAGTTGAAAAATTTGAATGTAAAGGTTTCATTTCAGCATATTCTGCTTTGGCTTCATAGGACACTGTGGGTGTGTAGGGGAATATTATCCCTCCATTATTTTTTAATTCGTTATTTGGGCCACTGTGTAATGTGGTAAGATATTTGGGCGGAACCATGATCCTAACTCTATGATCATCGCTGGCTGTATTGCCATTGATGTCTGTGATAGAAATATTTGTAACAGGATCTGTGGGCGGCTCTGCTCCTTCAGGAATCCCCTGAACTTCTCTTTCTCCAAATTTATCTGTCATAATCTATAATTCCTTATATAGTATATTTAACCAATAAATAAAACACCATAATAACCATTGACAAAAGCAGTTTTCATGTTATAGTTGTCAATATAAGGATAATAAAAATAATGACATTAAGCATAATTCCACCCGTACCAACGCATACAGGAAGAAAAGTAAAATACCTAAATAATCGAGATTTATTAGCAGAGATACATCGTAGCAAATGCTCTTTTTCATCATTTGCTAAACCAGAATACAGTCAACATGATATAATTTTGACTAATTTAGATAAAATTAATATCCGAACTGTGGCAGATGCTAAACGTAATAAAGCAAAACGATTAGGAATAGCAAGTTTTGCCCTAGCAAGAGCAAGCGGCGATAAAAAAATTAAACTAAGCGAATGTATTCCGGACTATAAAACTGTAGACAAAACTAGTGTAGTATTTAGGATTATGTCATATGAACATATTCCATTAGCACCAGGAAGAAAGAAGACTACTAAAACAACTGCAGATAGTCATGATAAAGTAAATTTTCCACCTTTTCAACATTGGAAATTTAATGACGAAGACGAATTAATATGTGTAGGTAAAAGTCATTGGAAAGGTACTGTGGAAAAAGGTAAGTTTTCAAAGGATCATGGACGCATTACTGAAAATCTGGGAAAGATGTACATCAAATTAAGCGAACGATATGCACAACGATCCAATTGGCGTGGATATACGTATGTGGAGGAAATGCGCGGACAGGCAGTATTACAATTAAGTCAAATTGGATTACAATTTGACGAATCAAAATCAGAAAACCCATTTGCTTATTACACAGCCGCAGTTACTAATAGTTTTACTCGTGTATTGAACATTGAAAAGAAGAATCAAAATATTCGTGACGATATGTTAGAGTCACATGGGCTAACTCCAAGTTTAACTAGACAGAATCAGCAAGAGTACGCAGAAGAAAACGCACGGCAAGCAGAACTATACAAAAATTTCCGTATGCCGAAAAGCGAAGAAGAAAATCCCGAAGAAAACGAAGAAACTGACCTTTGACTTTAGCCATTCTATCTGCTAAACTCGTTGTTAGGGGAATATTTTAATGGCATTGTTTAAGAAAGTAGCAGTATTTACAGATTTACATGTTGGCCTAAAGTCAAATTCTGCAACCCATTTAAGAGATTGCGAAGAATTTGTTGATTGGTTTATTGATGAGGCTAAAAAAGCCAGGTGTGAAACTTGCATCTTCATGGGAGATTGGTCACACAATAGGAATAGTCTTAACTTGTTCACTCTCAATACCTCATTGAGTTTGTTAGAAAAACTAGGTGCAGCATTTGAACAGTTCTACTGGTTCCCAGGTAACCATGATTTGTTCTACAAAGACAAGCGTGACATTCATTCGAGTGCTTTTGGTCGGCACATTCCAGGCGTCACTGTTGTAGACAGTATATGGACCCGGGATGATGTTACACTTGTACCTTGGTTAATAGGTGATGAATGGAAAGGTATGAAGGACATTAAAAGCAAATATATCTTTGGTCACTTTGAATTACCTAAGTTTTTTATGAACGCTATGGTACAAATGCCTGATCACGGAGAACTGAATGCTGAAGATTTTAACGGCCCCGACTATATATTCAGCGGTCACTTCCACAAACGTCAAACTAGTAATCGAATAATATATATTGGTAATGCATTTCCACACAATTTCTCAGATACAGGGGATGATAAACGTGGTATGATGACATTAGATTGGGGCGGAAAGCCTAATTTTATTGATTGGCCCAACTGTCCCAAGTATAGAACTGTAAAACTCAGTGATCTAATTGACGATGCTCCTAATATAATGAAATCAAAGATGCATATCAAAGTAAATCTTGACATTGATATTAGTTACGAAGAAGCAAACTTCATTAAAGAAACTTTTATCCGAGATTATGATATACGTGAGATTAGTCTTATTCAAGATAAAACCAACATGGATGGCACTATTGAGGACAATCCAGATGCAACCTTTGAAAGTGTTGACCAAATTGTCACTGAGCAGCTAATAAACATTGATAGTGATCAGTTTGACAAATCAACTTTATTAGAAATTTATAATAATCTATAATGTTTCACCTACAAAATATAACTGTAAAAAATTTCCTGTCAGTGGGAAATCAAACACAAGCCGTTGACTTTGACAAGCAAGCATTAACACTGGTATTAGGATCTAACCTTGATCTAGGCGGAGATGATACCGGTTCTCGCAATGGTACCGGTAAAACTACCATTGTTAACGCATTATCGTATGCATTGTATGGTCAAGCCTTGACTAATATCAAAAGAGAAAACTTAATTAACAAAACTAACGGTAAGGCTATGTTAGTTACTGTTGAATTTAAGAAAAATAATACAAAATATCGAATCGAGCGGGGACGTAAACCTAATTTATTAAAACTATTCGTTAATGACACTCAGTTAAAGACTGAAGAATCCGAAGATGACAGTCAGGGTGATAGTAGGGAAACACAAAAATCTATCGAACGTATGCTGGAAATGTCGCATACGATGTTCAAACATCTAGTAGCACTCAATACATACACTGAGCCGTTCCTGTCTATGAAGGCGGCGGATCAACGTGAGATCATAGAACAGCTACTTGGCATTACGTTGTTGTCAGAAAAGGCCGAAGCACTTAAATTATTAATAAAAGAAAATAAAGAATTGATCACTGTTGAACAGTATAAAATAGAAGGCATCAAAGGTGCCAACGAAAATGTACAAAAAAGTATCGATAGTTTAGGTATTAAGAGTAGTGCCTGGGAAAATAAAAAGACTTCGGATATAGAAAATATTGGTCGTGCTATGATGCGATTGGAAACAGTTGATATTGAAACAGAATTATCAGCACATGCCCAACTTAAACTTTGGTTTGAACACAATACAAAGATAACAAATCTTAATAAACAGCGGGCAACTTTGCAATCTGCTGTGGGTCAGGCTGAAAAAAATCTAACAAAGTATACACGAGAATTAGGAAGTCTAGCAAACAAAACATGTCACGCATGTGAACAAGAACTTCATGATCATAAACATGAAGAAATGACCAATAATGCTACGCAACATTTGGTCGAAGCAACAAAATACTTTGATAAAGTATCAATAGACTTAGAAAAGATTGTAGATGAAATAGGTACAGGCGAGATTTCTAGACGTCCGCAGACATTTTATGAAACTGAGGCAGAGGCATTAGGTCATAAAAACAATTTAGATAGTCTTGAAAAAAGTTTAACTAATAGAATTGACGAATTAAATCCATATGAAGAACAAATAGAAGAATTAAAAAAGACTGCTATTCAAGAAATCAATTGGGATATTATCAATACATTAACTAAACTTAAAGATCATCAAGATTTTTTGTATAAGTTATTAACTAATAAAGATAGTTTTATCCGTAAAAAGATTATTGATCAAAATTTAAGTTATTTGAACAAACGATTAAGCTATTATATCGATAAACTCGGACTACCACACATTGTTATTTTTCAAAATGACCTAACTGTTGAGATCGCACAACTAGGACAAGATTTAGATTTTGATAATCTTAGCAGGGGTGAACGTAATCGATTAATTTTAAGTATTAGCTTTGCGTTTCGTGATGTTTGGGAAAGATTATATCAGGGCATTAATTTATTGTTTATTGATGAATTAGTAGATGCCGGTATGGATAGTGCAGGGGTTGAAAGCGCATTAGCAGTTTTGAAAAAAATGGCTAGAGAACGAAATAAGAATATATACTTGATATCGCACAAGGATGAATTGATTGGCAGAGTGAATAATGTATTGCGTGTGGTTAAAGAAAACGGATTTACTTCATATTCAAACGATGTAGACTATGTCGACTGAAGAACTAATTAAGTATAAGGATATGTATTCGCAACTTATGTCAGAAGTAGTTAAGTTGCACAATACACATCTGGTGTTTATTAAAAGTTTGGGGAGAGATTCTGGAGAAATGACCAGAAGACACATCCGTCAAATTGAAAGTATTTCAACACAAATGAAAAAACAAGGGATAAAGGTTTACAGAGAGAATTTAATAAATGTAAAAGCTGCGGAAAAAGCTGAAAAAGCTAGAATCAAAGCAATCCCAAAAAAACGTGGAAGACCACCTAAAGGAAGATAAATGTCATCAACACAACAAATTAAAGATCAAATGGAAGAATTTCTCGTAGAGGACGCAAAGTTTACAGCAGGTAATGCTGCTGCAGGTACTCGCGCACGTAAGGCATTGGGCGAACTAGCTAAAGCTGTAAAAGCTCGTCGAAATGAAATTACTGCTGAGAAGAATGCCCGCAAGGAAGCCAAGGTAACAACATAATCTATGACTTGGTACCATAAAGGTGTAATAGTTACAGAACTGCCTGAAGATTGTGTGGGGTTTGTTTATCTTATCTCATGTAACACCTCTGGTAGGCTCTATGTTGGCAAAAAATTAGCAAAATTTGCAAAAACAACCTATAAGACTGTACAATTAAAAAATGGTACCAAAAAGAAAAAGAAGATCCGAAGCAAAATTAATTCGGACTGGCAAACATATTGGTCTAGTTCAGATGAACTTAAAAAAGATATTGAGTCTCTCGGGCAGGAAAATTTTACAAGAGAAATATTATTTTATTGTAAAAGCAAAAGTGAATGTACTTATATAGAAGCAAGAACCCAGTTTGAAAGAAAAGTATTGGAATCAGATGATTATTATAATGGACAGATAAGTTGCAGGATACACCAGTCTCATATAAAAGGCAAGATTTGATAAATATTAGTGCCAGTCGCGATGCGTCAACATCCACTGACTCTAACAGTTATGAAGGAACTATCAGCATGCCTATTTACCTCTATGTAAAAACCCACAACAAAACTGGGTTAAAATATCTCGGCAAGACTATTTCTATCGATCCGCATTTATATCAAGGTTCGGGCACCGTTTGGAGGCGTCATATCAAAAAACACGGATATGATGTAACTACTGAAATTTTGCTCGAGACTACTAATCCATCTGAAATCAAAGAAGCTGGGATATACTATTCAAATTTATGGAATATTGTAGAATCTAAAAATTTTGCTAACATAGTCCCCGAAATGGGAGATGGTGGTGCGATGCCATGGTCTGTTGAAAGTAGACAAAAACTATCTAACACAAACAAAGGCAGAACATACACCGACGAAACTAAAAAGAAGTATTCAGAAGCACAAAAAAAACAATCACATCATTTAAGTAAAAAAACAAAAGAATATCTAGAAATTCCAGAAAATTACAAAAAAAGATGTAACCAACTAGCAGCTAATTGGAATATTCCAGGATACCGAGAACGGATGTCTAAGAAAATGTCCTCTCTAAAATGGTGTAACGACGGTATTAGAAATTATCGAAAGTCTGTTATTCCAGAAGGAATGGTTGCGGGTAAGTTACATCGACATGGCTCCCACATTATAAACAAAATTTAATCGGTATAAAGCTCGCACCTGCTAATTTCTGGTGCCCGGATACCTGGATCTAAGATCACAGGGAGGGAAATCTCTTGCCGATAAGAGTGCTCATCTACTACCCGAAAGGATGAAGATCGCATAATTGCTTGCGGTTTAGATGTTTGAAGATAAAGAATAAGCAAAATGAAGGGATAGTATGCCCTACGTTTATGTATATGTTAGTGTATATACATAAGCCGCCGCTGGATAAAGACGCTGCTCGTGGTACAGGCCAACCGCCACTGTAATGCAGTAACACTAAGTGATATGTTCAACTCGAATAATGTTTCTTTGCCCTACCTGGGCAAAGTGTGACTGAACAATCTGAATAATATTAAATATCCTCTTCGAAGATAATAAATGCTCTGAGTGTAAGCGAAAGAGCAAATGAACGCAGTTCATTTATAAATAACAAATACATTCAGGACATTCATATGGACATGCACCAATTATCTGCTAGGTTAAGACAAATAGAAAATTCTCCTAAGCAATCTATATTTGAAAGTATAGGGCAAGGCGATCAATATTTTCGTACTTGGGAAAGGGATATTCACCCTGTACTATGTGAAGTTGCATTACAACCTGATCAAATTCAACAACTATTTAAAAGCATAGAAACAGGTGCAGGTAGAAGTATGCTAGGCAAAGCAGGTGATGCTGTCAAGGGTGCTGCGGATAAAATTAGTGATGTGTGGTTTAATAAGTTTGGAGGTATGCTACAAAGTAGTGGTCCTGTTCAAGCATTTGATCAAAAGTTTGAAGAAATTAAAGCAAGTATTGCAGCAAAGAATCCTGAACTAGCTGCAAAGTTAGCCAAGTATGGTGAGTTTGCAAAAGCAAATCCCAAGCTACACAAATTCTTATTAGGCATTGCAGGTTCAGCAGCAGCCGCATTAGGTGTAGCAGTTGCAGGTGGTATTGGTGCAGGGGCGTTAGCAGTAGGCACAGGAACTGGAATTGCTGTGGGTATTGTTAACATTGCTGACCGTTTATTGCAGGGTCAGAAAGCTAGCACAGCAATTGGTCGTGGTGCCACAGCAGGTGCTGTAGCTGGAGTAACAGCAGCCGCAATGACTGGTATCGGTAAATGGGCCGCAGGTCTGCGTGAAAAAGTAATACCGATCGGTGATACTGGACTTGAACAAATAAGTTATAAGGCAACACGAAAGTTGAGTTCGTTTGGTATGGAACATACTGAGATGACTCAAGGGTTTAATGTTACTGTTGATAAAGATGCTGCAATGGCAATTAAATCGGCTGTGAATGCTATGCAGAATGGTGATAGCTCAGCATTCAGTCAACTCCAAGATGTTGCTCTATTGATCCATTCTGCAGATTACAAAGCACGAATGAAAGATATTGCAGGTGCTGCTAAGGACCTTGCATTTAACAACGACAGCCTGTTGCAGTGGATCAAAGGCCTAACGCAGGCAGCATCGTCCATTGGCGGAGCAGTAGCAGGACAGGCCGCTGGAGAGAAACCTGCACCGGTAAAAGAATCATTAAACAGAAATCAATTAAACGAATTATTTGGCATCACGGGCAACAAGGTAGATGCTAGAACATTAGAGAAAGCCTGGACAAAAGCAGATAGTCCAACTGACAGTGAAGAAGTCGCCAAAATATTACAAAGTGCAGGAGTTGATCCTACTGTAATTTCTAAAGCATACACAGATATGTCACTACCGGCACCTGTAGGTAATGTTGAACCAACAATGAATGCAGAACCGGTAAATATTAAAGACATTCTTGATCAAATATTAAAATTATTGCCTCCAGATCAACAACAAGTATTAGCATATCTTAAGAAATAATAGGAACTTATATGAAAATTTCTCAACTCGTAGCAACAAAAACAAAAACACCATATTATGAAAGTGTTGCTAGCAGATTACCAAGAGGTATTAAAAATCAAAAACAACTTTTAAATCTTGGATACAGCATTGCAGTTAAAAATATTGGATTAGCAAAAGCAAAAACATTAAATGAAAACTTTGCTGTTAAGTTGATTAATTCATATCATCGTCAATCATTAAATGAAGGCGTAGGATCATTCTTAGGCAAGGCTGCTGGACATGTAGTCGGCGGCCTTGGAGCAGCCTGGCGTGATGCTAAGGCAGGATATAAAGCTGCAAAAGGTTCATGGGATGATCCGGCAGATGGAGCAGCACCGGCAGGAGGAGCAGCACCGGCAGATGGAGCAGCACCGGCAGGAGGAGCAGCACCGGCTGGAGGAGGAGCAGCACCGGCAGGAGGAGCAGCACCGGCAGGAGGAGCAGCACCGGCAGGAGGAGCAGCACCGGCTGGAGGAGCAGCACCGGCTGGAGGAGGAGCAGCACCGGCTGGAGGAGGAGCAGCACCGGCTGGA